GTCGCCGAAAGACCAAGCGAACATTCGCGACAATGGCGAGGGCTTTATCGCGTGGCATCCCGACCCTGACAATCCGGAAGTACGCAAGCAAATAGCGCTAGTTGAAGCGGCGTCGACCGGTCAGGCGTTGCGCGGTCGTAACTGGAACGGCTCGCGACCAGATTTAATTATTCTAGACGACCTAGAGGACGCACGCCCGGGTGGTAATGCCAGCACGCCCGAACAGCGGCGAGCGCTGAAAGACTGGTTCTCGCAGACGGTCATGGCGCTCGGCGACCCGAAAGGCAAGCGAACGGCTTTCATATACATGGGAACGACCGTGCACTACGATTCATTACTAATGGACGTGCTTCACCGTCGGTCAGACTTTAAGTCGAAGGTTTACCGCGCGATTATTGAACAACCTGAACGGCAAGACCTTTGGGAGGAATGCCGGCTAATCTACATTGACCGCGAAAACCCGAACCGGCTCGATGACGCTAGGAAATTTTATGAAGCCAACGAGGCGGAAATGTTGCGTGGTGCGAAAGTGCTGTGGCCGGAAGTTCAGCCGTTGTGGAAGCTAATGACATGGAAATGGGACAACGGTTCGAAGGCGTTCAATACCGAGTATCAAAACAATCCAATCGACGAAGAATCGCAAATATTTAATCTGGATAAGTTCGATTATCATGGCGGAAATATCGACTACATGAGCGACGCTTACGACGTTTCAATGGGTGTCGACTTCGCTCTTGGTCGGGAAAAAGGTGACTACTCCGCTATTACTGTTGTTGCACGGCATAAGGAATCGGACATTATTTACGTTATAGATTCGTGGGGCGAACGCGTTAAGCCGACGGAGTTTATACAAGAAATTGTTGAGCGCGTTATGAAATATCAACCGACGGTAGTCGCTGCAGAAGCAGTTGCCGCGCAAGAGTTTTTCGTTGATGAGTTGAAAAAAGCGCTAAAAGCCAAAGGTTATCCGGCCGATACGCGCGTTAAAAAGATATATTCGCGGACTCGAAAAGAGCTGCGTATTGAGGCAATGTTGCCCGACATTGAAAGCGGTCGAATCAAATTTGATCGCAGCCATTCGCTATTGCTTGAGCAATTCGAGCGTTATGGCCAGGGCGGTCATGATGATGCCGTCGACAGTCTTGAAATGGCGATTAGCGCCGTTGAATCAAATAACGTGGTTGTACGTACTGTCCGCGTACCACAAAGGAGGTGACGTTTGAATGGTCGACTATAATTTGCTTTCGCCTCAGGATATGGACGAATTGTTATATACGCCGTTCCAACGCTCAATAGGGCAACACGAACGTGAGCGCCTAAGAAAAGCGCTAGAGAATTACGACTACTACAACGGCAAGCAGCACGTCGATCCGAACTCAGGCCGTCTTGTTAAGGCGTCCGAGTTATCGCGCCCTAACGGATTAGATTACGACCCGACGCGCTATGCGACAAATTATTTTAAGGCGATTGTTGACCGCAAAGCTCGTTGGCAAATGGGCGGCAAGCACGGCATTAGCGTTAAGCCACGCCAAATTGACGCGATTGAAGATACGTTGCGCGACGATTATGTGCCTAGTGAAGCGCAACAAGCGGAAAATGAGCGCGCGGAGGCATACGAAAAGCTTCTATATCGCTTATGGGACGAAAATAAAATGCGCGTTCAACTGCTGCAAGCTGCGCGCGATCGTCTAATCGCGAATCGAGTTATCGCGAAAATCGTGTTTAACCAGCGGACAGGTAAAATACGCTGGGTATTCCGCCCGGACTACGAATACTTTCCGATTTATTCCGACGATGATTTCGAGGATTTGATTGGTGCTCATTTTGTTAAGTTTCGCAAATGGGAACATCGCGGCGAAGAAATTGACGCCATTCATAAGCAAACATATCGCCTAATTAATGGCGAATGTTATTACGAGGAACATATTTATCGCGCATCCGATTTGAAGAAGATTCACACGATAACGGAATTATCGCCGATGGGTCTTGATTTTATACCGGTCCAGGAATTCGCCGTTAACGGACTCATTGCCGAGCAAATGGGCGATAGCGAAATCGAATCGTTGCGCGAACAAAACGACGTGCTAAATCAAATGAACGAGGACGCGATTGACTCGCTTAAATTCGAAATGTTTAGCATGACCGCGATCATAAATGCGCCGGAAGGTACTGCAGCGAAATTGCAGATCGCACCTGGCGCCGTTTTAGAGGCGCGCGGCGATGGCGACAAAGCGCCGGATATTAAAAAGGTCGAAGGCGGATTCCGCTGGAAAGAGGCTTTCAAAGATCAGTATATGCGAGTTAAAGCCGCCATGCACGAAGTTAGCGGGCTGCCGCAAATCGTTCCGCAAGAGCTGAATTTCGGTGGACTTAACGGCGAAGCGTTGCAAGTCCTTTTCCACGACATCATTTCCGATACAGAAGAGCATTGGCTTTCGTGGGGATACGCTTTATCGGAATTGCATGCGAAAACAATCCGCTATTTGCAAGCGCGATTAAATGCGCCTGTCTTTGCTTACGACAAAAAAGTCGTACAAGCAATCGGCGATAATTACGATAATGAAATGCGCTTCGTTTTACCTTTACCGGATAATCGCAAGGAATTAGTCGAACTATTAATGCTTGAAACTAGCGCAGGATTCGAGTCGATGAAAGGCGCAATTGAGCGCCTTGGCGTCGAAAATGTGCAAGCGAAAAAGCAAGAGATTGAATTCGAGCGCAGCAAACGACGAGCAATTGCCGATCCTTATAACGCTGATAACGAAGGGGGTGATTTCTAGTGGTGGAGAAACCTCATTATTCCAAATCGCCTTATGTCGTTACAGCTTTAAACGGTGGCGCAGGTAGCGGTTTGGAGTTTTTATCGGGCGAAGGCGAGCCATCTGCTGAATTAGGCAGCGGCGGAGACTGGTATTTAAACACGGAAAACGGCGACCTTTATCGGAAAGACAACGGCATTTGGGCATTGCAAATGAATTTAGTTGGGCCACAAGGGCCAAAAGGCGATCAAGGCGAGCAAGGTCCAAAAGGGGATAAAGGCGACCAGGGCGAGCAAGGCCCGAAAGGAGATAAAGGCGATCAAGGTGAGCAAGGACCTCCAGGAGCTGACGGCCGCGGAGTTGCCGGCATAAAGTATGAGGAGGGAACGGGCGAATTCGTTTTCATAATGACGGATGATACCGAAATCCGTGTCGAAGTCCCTATCGCTTAAATCATCCGACCGCAACGTCGTAAAACTAGCGAATAAATTCGCCGTCGGGCGTAAAACGAAAGGAGAATCGCAATTTATGAAAAAAGAAAATTTAAATCCTCAATTTTTCGCAGAAGGCGAAGTCGACGATCAAGAAACGCCTGCGGAGGCGAAAAAAACCGAATCAAACGTCGATAATAAAGTGCCTTATGACCGCTTTAAAGAAAAAATAGACGAAGTTAATTCCTTAAAAGCCGAATTAGCCAAAATTAAAAAAGCGCAAGAAGAAGCGGAAAAAGCGAAACTCGAAGAACAAAACGAATATAAAAAGCTATATGAACAAGCGCAGCAAGAGTTGGCGCAGATTAAGGAGGCTGCATTAAACGCCAAAAAAGACGCGTTGCTCGCAAAAGCTGGTTATTCCGACGAGCAAATCGCGCTATTACGCAACTCAATTACAGGCGGTACAGACGAAGAAATTTCACAATCTGTGTCGCAGTTAACCGCGGTTATTCCGCCAAAACCTAATTATGTAGACCCTTCGCCAATGAACGGCGAGCGGGATAAACCTGAGCCGGTTGATGAGCGCAACATAGGAGTTGACCTATTTAAGCGCTTGAAGGCGAAAGGGAAAATAAAATAACTAGGAGGAATGAAACATGTCATTATACGGGCCAAAATTTAGCGAAACTGAATTTCGCGGAGGAAAAAACATTCTAGCATCTGAGCATTTACAATTCATTGAAGGAGGCGCAACGCTGGACGCGACAAAATTCCCTGTCGGTTATAACGACGTTGGTAAGCTAGTTGCGCGTAATACTACGACAGGAAAGTTCGAGCCGGTTGCGGAAGCTGAGGATTTAACCGGATATGACAACTTCGGAATCCTAAACGTCGATTTCGAAAACGATGGCGAAACAGACTTAATTGCCGGCGAAGTCATTGTTCGCGGCAGCGTTTATGAAGCCAAATTAGCAGACGCAGTTCCTGACGCTTTTAAAGCGGCTAATCCGCTAATTCGCTATGTAAATCATATCTAATCACACGACACCCCTAGAGGCGTTTTTATTTTGCGCAAAAATAACGAAACAATGAAGGAGATGTTATGAAATGGCAGGAATCACTTACCTAAAAGAATTTCAGGAGCCGGCATTGCGCGGCTTAGTTGACGCATTAGAAAACGAAAAGAAAGACGCGCCATCGCTTGGCGACCGTTTCTTACCGAATGATAGAATCTACTCTAATACTTTCGCTTACGACATCATTAAGAAATCTAATCATATCGCAGCTATGATCGGATATGGCGCAGAGCCTCCGGTTGTTGACCGTGACGCAGTTGCATCTAAAATGGGCGAACTTGCGAAAATGGGTCTTAAATACATCGCAACTGAGGAAGAATTGCTCGCACTTAATCAAGCACGTTCTAATGGCGAAAAGCAAGCGATGATTGAGAAATTAATTACAAAAGGTGCCGACCTTGTGCAAGCCATTCAACGCCGTGTTGACGTCGCAAAAATGGAAGCTATTGCGAAAGGTAAATTCGAATACAACAAAAACGGCGTTAAGGTCGTTGTTGACTACGGCATTCCGTCCGATCAAAAAATCGTTTTAACTGGCGAAAACGCGTGGTCTAATCCGGAAAAAGATGTTATCGGCGATTTAATCGAATGGGATCGTAAATATACCGAGGTAAACGGAAAACAAGCGGACGCAATCTTATTGACTCGCGAAACTCAGGCATTATTGCTTAAGAACGCAGTAATCGTTAATGAGGCACGCGGAAAAGATAGCGGATCTGCACGCATTTCCGTTGACGAGCTAAACAGCGTTTTAGGTGGCTACGGCTTACCGCCTGTACAAGTGATTACGCATACGCAAATCACAGTTAAAGACGTTGTCACTGGCCAAGACGAAGTAATCGAGTTCTTCCCTAAAAACCGCGTTGTTTTCGTTAGCGAAGGATTAGGAAACTTCGTATATGGTCCGACTGTTGAAAACAATTTCGAGCCAGGAGTCGTATTACAAGCGAAAGATAAAGACGAGCCAATTCAATCAATCTTACGCGTTGCTGCTGCCGGATTCCCGATCGTCGAAGCACCTAGCTTACTACTTCACGCTGACGTTTTTGAACTTGAATAATGGCGAATGTTAAAGTCGTGTCAATCGGCGCGATTATTGATGGTTGCCCGATTGGTTCGACATTCGAGCTCGATGAGCGCACAGCTAACCGATTAGCTGCGCTCCAATACGTTAAGATCATCGACCGAGTTTCGCCGGTGAATAAGGAGTCAGCGCCAAAAAAGCCGGCGGAAACAAAGTCGAGTAAGCCGAAGACAAAACCGAAATCTAAAGCGAAGGCAAAAGAATAAAGGAGGGTGCGCCGATGGCGACAAGTTCCGAACTTGCCAACCGATTACTGACGCGGTTCAAGGGCGTACCAAATTTCGGGATGGAAGATGCGGCGGAACTGATTGACGACGCGTTACAAGTTCACGGACTAGACCCGTCGGCGACAGTTCCCGCAAACAAAATTAATCTCGTACTATTGTTCGCACAAGCCGAGGGCGCGTGGCGAATCGCAATAGCAACCGCGCATTACTTCCAATACACCGACGGCGAGGAATCCGTCAATAAATCGGGCATTAGCGAGCGTTACCGTAGACTAGCGACTGATCTTCGCATACAGTACGAAGCGGAAAAGGCGAAGGAAACTGGCGCTAGTTTCTATCTTTCGCAACGCGTTGACCGACCGAATACGACGCCGCCGACCGGTAAAAGTGGGCGTAGACGATGGCTGAATTAGAGCGCTTGTTCGAAGAAATAGCGCGTAAGCATGGCGACTTGACTGCAAAGCAGGTACGCTATGCAATACGCGAAATTGGCCGAATACGGGGCGATATTGCCGATTTGCTGGCGGATTTTGAATCGGGCGACGGTACGATTAAACGTCAGCGATTAATGCGCCTTTTGCGCGAATTAGAGCAGATTGAAAAGTCGATGCAAATATACGGCATGGACGCGTTGATTAGAGTCATCGAAGAATCGGCGGACTTTACTATCACGGAAGAAAATAGCGCGCTAGTCGCGTTAATTGGCTTGCCGCTAATTAAGCGGAATAAACGGGCTTCTGTTCGCGGCGAGGTTACTAAACTGGTGATTAAACGCAAAGGCGACGACGGACTTGCGCTCGATGACCGCATATGGAATATGTCGGGCATTATCCGCGATTCCATCGCAACGCAAATACGGTCGGACGTAATTAAAGGCGTGTCGGTCGGTACAATGGTTCGTAATGTGCGCAAAATATACGACGGCGAAACGTGGATGATTAAGCGACTTGTGGTGACGGAATCAAATACGGCCTACCGCACGGCGACCGCAAAAAGCATCGAACGAAGCGAAGTGGCGGATTGGTTGCGGATAGTCGATAATGGATTCCGCCATCCACACCATAAAGAACACCGTTGCTATGAATTAGCACAAGAGGATCGATATAATATGGGGCGTGGAATTTTCCGTCCAACCGATACCGAAATTTACAGTCCACATCCGCAATGTTCTTCGTTTTTGATTCCGGTCTTAAAGTCGGAATACTTATAGGAGGTGACTAACGCATGCTAAACGATTATGACATCGAATTTATGCGCCAAACTCGAAGTGAAGTAATCGCCAATCGCACGTCAAAAATCAACGTAAAATATTCGGACGTCACCGAGCGCGATCCGTTCACGGGCGAGCCAATAGGCGAATCAGAAGTTACTCGTCAAGTTGACGCGGTAGTCACCGAAATAAGTACGGGTGTTGACCGTGATTTAGACGGCGGAATTGAGGTTCAAACTGGCGACTTGAATGTTTCTATATCGATTGAGCAAATCGCCGATATTGCCGATAAAATCACGGCTATTTTGTACGACGGAAAAGATTACGAGATACTAGCAATAGATAAAAAAGGAATCGGCGTTGACAATCGCTACGAAATAATTGCGAGGTTAATAAGCTGATGGCGAACTTCAACGTAAAAATAGACGGATTGGGCGACGTGCTAAAAATGCTCGATAATGTTGGCGGACAGCAAGCGGTGAATGACATAGATAAAATTACGGAAACGTATGCGCGTAAAATGGCGAGCGAATCCGCGGAAATGGCGCCGGTTGATACGGGAGCGCTCAAAAACTCGTTGGCGTCGTCGCCGCGACAGGCACCCGAACCGCATACATGGCAGTGGGGGTCGGACAAAGAATATGCGACGCGCCAAGAATACGAGCACAAAACGAAAAAAGCATTTGTGCGTAAGGCAATCTGGAATAACGAAAATGATTATATTGACGCTGTGAAGCGCCGAATAACGAAGGGGTGACGGAATGGCTAATCTATACGACATACAAGCGTCACTCAAAACGTTTTTGGAGCAACAAACGGGTTACACGTGCGTTTGGATTTATGACGGCGTTAAGTTGCCGACAACCAAACCGTTTCTGACAATCGAGGACTTGCAAACGCAACACGCAACGCTCGATAAAATGCGCGAGGTTGCCGAGTCAAATTACCGGTTTCAAGTCGGCGTTTATGCCAATTCAAGCGCACAAAAAGCGAAGTTGCCCGAGGAAATTAAACGGGCGCTTACCTTCAATCAAATACCGTTATTAGAAACAAGTCAATCCGGAGTTCCCGCGGTTGGCTTTTTTGTTGCGGACGTTGAACGAATAACTCCAATACCAAACGAAGACATAACAAGTCAAACGAACAATCACCGCGTTTATCTCGATGTTTCCGTCGAGGTTACGCTTTATAAATAGGCAAAGGGGCGAATCAAATGGCAATTTTGAAAGGGAAGGATATTGTATACGCCGTGCGCGTGCCTGACGAGGGCGGCACATCAACCACACTGCGCGTCCTTTATCAGACTACCGGTAGTCGGTCGAAAGAACGCGACGAAGTCGATGTCAGCACGAAGGACATTAGCGGAAGTGCTTATGGGCTTAAAACGGAAACAATTAGCTTCGAAGGACTTATGTCCGCGGATGACCCGGCACTGCAAGCGTTAGAGGACGCAATCGACAACGCAAAATATCTGGAAATTCTTGAAATCAACGTGAACACTATGAATGCGACAGTTGGCAAATATATGATTTCTTCGTTTGAAGTAGAGTATCCGGGCGATGACAACGCAACGTATTCGATTGAAGCGTCACTTGCCGGCGACACAACCGAGGAAACATTGACGACCGTGCCTGCTGGCGCAGACGAAATTTAATTCAGGCGGGCGACTTTGCCCGCTTAATACATGAAACGGAGGAATTGCGGAATGGCAACATTTGAAATCAACGGAAAAGAATACGAATTAAAACTGACGTTTAAAGCGGTACGACATTTAAACAGTCTTTACGAAGGCGGCGCATACGCGCTTATCGGCAAAGCAATCACGGGCGACCTTGACACTTTTATTAATATCGTCCACGCCGGGCTATTGCATACCGGAGAAAACTTTAAGTTAAAAGATGTTGAAGGCGCAATTCAGCAACTTTTTGACGAGGAAAAACTCGATCAAGATACTATCACAAAAATCAGTAACGAAGTAGTCACCGAAAGTTTTTTCTACAAGAAAACCGTCGACAAGCTATTGAGGGACAACCCGCAAGCGAAAAAAGCACTCGAAACCCTTATGGCATAACAGACGAGTGCGACGTCGCGATAGCGGATGGCTGGCGGTATCTCCGCCTCACACCGCATGAGATAGAATCGCTGACACCGCGCGAGTTTGCGATTCTCATGCAAGCGGAGAATGAACGTCGCTTTGACGAGTATGAGTTGATGGCTACTCAAGCGATGTGGAACCGTGCGGCATATCACGCAAAACGGTTGAAAAAGTCGAACTTGTTCAAGCGACCAAAAGACGGTGAGCAAGTCGACCCGAAAACAATCGAAGAACGACGCAAGGAAGTTGACGAGATGAACGACTGGCTTGCGACTTTAACGGTCGAACGGAAGGGGTGAGACGGTGGAAGAAAATATACTCGTCAAGGTTGGCGCTGATATAAGTGATTTGAGTAGCGGAATGGCAAAGGCAGGTAAAGAGGTTCAAACATTTAGTAGCCGTATGGAAGGCTTTGGC